AGATGATACTTGTTTCATTAATGCACTGCCAGGCTGGGGCAAGACATTTACTGCCCTGCACTTAGCACATAAGTTTGGTCAGCGTACTTTAGTTATTACCCACACTGCTGCACTAAGAGATCAGTGGATAGAAGAAGTAAAAATCTTATTTGGTATGACTGCTGGAGTAATTGGCGGCGGTGAGTTTGACATTGAAGACAGGGCAATAGTAGTAGGAAACATACAGTCCGTAGTTAAACATCTAGCAACTTTATCAAAAGAATTTGGTACAGTTATAATGGATGAAGCACACCACTGTCCTGCCACTACTTTTTCCACAACAGTAGACAGTTTTTACGCTAGATACAGAATTGCTCTTTCGGGTACAATGATTCGTAAAGACGGTAAGCACATATTATTTCCTGATTATTTTGGTACTCATGTATTAAAACCTCCGGAAGCTAATACACTTATTCCTAAAATCAGAATAGTTAAAAGTGGTATAACACTAAAGGCAGGTGCAACTTGGGTAGAAAAAATCAATGATTTGTGTGAAAACGATAAATACCGACAATTTGTTGCTGGTATAGCAAATATAGAAATTGATAATGGTCACTCTGTATTGATTATTGCAGATAGAGTTGAATTTTTACAAAAGGTCAAAGAATATGTTGGAGAAACGTGTTTGTTGGTTACTGGAACCGAAGGCGACAGAGATCAAGCAAAACAACAAATCCTCAATGGAGAAAAGAAAGCCATTGCAGGATCAAGGCAAATCTTTTCAGAAGGCATTTCTATTAATGCCTTATCGTGCGTTATTTTAGCAGTGCCTATGTCTAATGATAGCTTATTAGAACAAATCATAGGTAGAATTCAAAGAATTTTTCCAGGAAAATTAAATCCCTTAGTAATAGATATTAACTTTGCTGGTTATGCTGATAAAAAACAAAACAATGATAGGCTTGGTCTTTATATGCGTAAAGGTTGGCAAATAACTACCATATAAAAAAATTAACTTGCAATACAGCTGTTAATCTGTTATAATAATCATTAAGTTACAGAATATGACTTTTTTCTTTAACCTTTCAGTTTTAGAGTCTGAAACTAAAAACGATCCTAACTTAATTGTTGAAAAACTTCGTTTGCATTTTACTAAAAAATCTATACCAAAAAATTACTTATCTAAAATTAAACCCATTAGTAATTTAGTTGGTAATAGTTTTTTAGTAAACCCTGCAGACTTATTTGCAGATAGAACAACTGATATAATTTATAAATCACAGTACATACAGTTAGCCGGAAGACGCGATTACAGCTCTTACAAACTTTACAATATTAATTACTTAGACTTATCTTATTTTAAAGATATTGATATAGACAAAATAATTACTAATCCGCTACTAACTATAACAAAAAACAAAATACACTTCAAATACGAGGACATTAAAAATGGCAATTAGCTTTAAGAACACTAAAGGTAAAGCGCAATCAAACAAAGTAGAGGCTTATGAGTACAAAGACGGCGAAAACTCAGTTCGCTTAATTGGTGGACTCTTACCACGCTACATTTATTGGATTAAAGGCACTAACAATAAAGATATTCCTGTTGAGTGTCTGGCTTTTAGCAGAGAAAAAGAAAAATTTGATAATCTAGAAGTAGATCATGTACCAAAATTCTTTCCCGAACTAAAATGCACTTGGTCATACACAGTAAACTGTATTGACCCTAAGGATGGCAAAGTTAAGGCACTTAACCTTAAAAAGAAATTGTTTGAACAGATTATGACAGCAGCCGAAGATTTAGGCGATCCAACTGATTTTGATAGTGGTTGGGATGTTGTTTTTAAACGAGTTAAAACTGGCCCTTTACCATTTAACGTTGAATACCAACTGCAAGTACTTCGTTGCAAGTCACGCCCCCTATCGGACGCAGAGCGTGAACTAGCTGCCACCAGTAAAGCTATTGATGAAAAGTATCCTCGTCCAACCGCTGATGAAGTTTTAGCCCTGTTAACCAAAGTTACTACAAACAGTGACGATGAAGCAGACGAAGGCGCTTCAGAATCTGAGCGTGAAGCCGTTAAAGACTTAGGTTAAAAATTATAGCCCGCAAAACTTTATGCTTTGCGGGCTATTTTGTCTATAAAATATGAAAATACTATTCACAGCCGATGTACATATAAAATTAGGTCAGAAAAACGTACCTATTGAGTGGGCAAAAAATCGTTTTCGTTTGTTTGTTGAGCAGTTTCAACAAATGCAAGAAGGGGCTGATTTAGTAATTATTGGTGGCGATGTTTTTGACAGATTACCAACAATGGATGAAGTTGAACTTTATTTTGACTTTGTGGCTAGTTTTACAAAGCCAACCATTATATATTCTGGCAATCACGAAATGCTAAAGAAAGACACTACTTTCTTAACAAACCTTAAAAAATCAACCAATAGATTAAATTCACTAGTAGAAGTCATTGATGATTTTTACAGTTACAATAATATTGATTTTATTCCGTACAACAAACTAAAAGAGTTTGAGAAAGCCCCTCACTTAACGCACGGTAAGATTTTGTGTACCCATGTTCGTGGTGAGATTCCACCACACGTTAAACCAGAAATTGATTTAACTCTTTTTAACCGCTGGAACATAGTTTTGGCAGGTGACTTGCACTCATATGAAAACTCTCAACGTAATATTCTTTATCCTGGCAGCCCTTATACTACTAGTTTTCACCGCCAGCGAGTCGATACTGGCGCTATTCTCCTTGATGTTGATACTCTTGGTCATGAATGGATCAGGTTCGACCTACCGCAGCTTATCAAGAAAACGATCACTGCCGAAGAGGCCGCCACCTCCGCCACAGCCACCTCCTTTGACCATACAGTGTATGAAGTGCAAGGCGATATGCAAGAACTAGGAGAGCTAGAAGATAGTGAACTTATTACTTCAAAAGTTATTAAGCGAGAAACAGACTCTGCACTTATACTAGACCCTGAAATGAGCCTAACTGAAGAAGTAAAAGAGTATTTAGCCTATATTCTGGAACTACCAGAAGAAACCATAGAATCTGTACTAAAGGAGTTACAAAATCATGCGGAAAAATTTGAGTCACTTTAAAGCCGAAGTTTGGTCACAAACAAATTGCCCTGCTTGCACAGAAGCAAAACGATTATTAGAACAACGAGCAATTACCTATGTAGAGTGTATGATAGGTATTAACGGGTATTCAAAAAAAGATTTAATTCAAAAAGTACCTGATGCACGTAGTGTTCCGCAAATATTTTTAAACGGAAAATATCTTGGCGGATTACAGGAATTGAAAAAAGAACTATTAGAACATGATAACAATTAAAAAATTAAGTTGGAGTAATGCTTTTAGTTATGGAAAAGATAATACTATTGATTTCATTGCTTCACCACTAACACAGTTAGTGGGTCGCAATGGTCATGGAAAAAGTTCAATTGCTCTTATCTTAGAAGAAGTGCTTTTTAATAAAAACTCAAAAGGCATTAAAAAAGCTGACATATTAAACAGATATATAAAAGATAAAACATATACTATTGAACTAGACTTTGAGCGTGACGGCGTAGAGTACAAGATAAAAACTTCTCGCGGTACTGCTCAGACTGTTAAGTTATTTAAAAGTGACATAGATATAAGTGCTCACACAGCAACAGCAACCTATAAAATGATTGAAGACATTCTTGGTTTTGATCACAAGACTTTTGCACAAATTGTTTATCAAAGCAATGCGTCTAGTCTTGAGTTTTTAACTGCTGCAGATACTGCCAGAAAAAAGTTTCTTATAGAAATCCTAAATTTAGGCAAGTATAGTCGTGCACAAGAAGTATTCAAAGACGTTGCACAAGATTTAACTAAAGACATTGCATCTACACAATCACAAGTTAATACAGTCAACAGCTGGTTAGATAAGTATTCGAACATGGATTTATCTCACAAAGAATATTGTGAAGTACCGGTTCTAGACGATGACATGATAACTGTGGCTGCAGAACTTGACAATCAAATTCGTGGGCTAGAATCTACCAACAAAAAGATTACGCAAAACAACACTTACAAACAAATACAAAGCAACATTAAACTATTTCCACTACCAGAGACTCCTGTAGATACAGTTAGTGTGCTTAATCCAGAAATAAAACAACTTAATACCAGCTCTATTGAGTTAGCAAAGTCTGTTAAAGATGCAGATGCTTTTGTTAAAAAGATAGGTGCTCTACAAGGAACCTGTCCTACTTGCCTACAAACTATTGATGAAGAAAAAATTGCAGCACTAGTAGCGGAACAACATGCTATAATAGTGAGTGCAGCTGCAAAAATAGCTAATATTAACACTCGACTTAATGAAATAGATGCAATTGAACAAGAGTTTACTAATAAAACTGCAACATGGAAATCAGCTAATAAAGCACGAGATGAGTGGGAAAAATATCATCAATTAATTAACCCTGATTTACAAGAAAATTTACTAGATAAAAACGAATTAGAGTCTAAATTTACAGCCGTACAAACAGCAATAGCCAACCTTAAATCAACTATTGCCTCAGCAGAAAAGAAAAATGCTGTTGCTAGTGCTCACAATGCTAAAGTAGAAACTATTAGTAATCAATTACTAGAAATGAATGCAGAACTTGAAGTTTATAGTTCAAAACTGCACGAATTAAGTGAAAAAATGTCTATAGTTAATGTTTTAACCAAAACGTTCTCAACTACTGGTTTAGTGGCATATAAAATTGAGTGCTTAGTAAAAGACTTAGAAGAAATTACCAACAAGTACTTAATCGACTTATCTGATGGCAGATTCCAAATTGGTTTCAAAATATCAGCTAGCGATAAACTAAATGTGGTTATTACTGATAATGGCAAAGATATTGAGATCTTAGCACTATCAGGCGGTGAAAAAGCCAGAGTTAACGTGGCAACTTTATTAGCTATCAGAAAGCTAATGCAAACCTTATCTAGTTCAAGAATTAACTTATTGATCTTAGATGAAACTGTCGAAACACTAGACGTAGACGGCAAAGAAAAATTAGTAGAAGTATTGCTCAGAGAAGAGCATTTAAATACTTTTCTTGTTTCACACGGATTTACTCATCCACTATTAGAAAAAGTAAATGTGTCGAAACGCAACAACATCTCACAAATAGAGGTATAATATGATTTTAGAAGAAATTAATGGTAGTGTAACTTGCACTATTACTCGCGAAAACGTTGGCCAAGTACAGCTTAGCGTTGGTGATTATTTTAGTGACCACGAAAGTGCAACACTAACAGCAATTGGTATTGGAAAAGTTATAGTACGGGTTGACCCTAACTGTACTTTTGAAGTACCTGGCGTAGAAGCTGAAGTTACAGAACTTGCTGTAGAAACTCCACCACAAGCACAACAAATAGCAATAGCCGATACAGTTGCTGCTACAGAAGCTCCTGTTATTGTTTTTCCAACAAAAACGCAAGCATAATAAATGGTAGATAGTAGAGCAAAAGGTGCTCGCACTGAAACTGTAGTACGTGATGCTCTTAAAAAGCACACAGGATTAGGTTGGGAAAGAGTTCCTGGATCAGGGGCTCTTGACCCTAAACATCAACTTAAGGGCGATTTATACGTGCCTGGTAGAACTAATCTGTGGTGTGTAGAAGTCAAAGGCTACGCAGAAGATCATATTTCTAGTGCCTTATTAACGGGTAAAAACCCACAATTAATAGAGTTTTGGAAACAGTCAGTGCGTCAAGGCCGCCAAGTAAACAAAAAACCCTTACTAATATTTAAATTTGACAGATCAAAGATATTTTCTGCATTTTTAGATATGCCTACAACTAATTACAGATACATATTTGCGTCAATTGACGAACACGAATTTTATGTGTCTTTGTTAGACGATTGGTTAGCTAATGAGCAACCACAATTTGTAACTTGAAATTTTTAGTAAATTAAGTTATAATATACAATATTAAACAACAAATTAACACTAAAATGAGCAAAAGTTTTCAACAAGTTACAGCACAAGAAAATACCCTAATGGTTGTGGATGCCCTAAACTTAGCTTTTCGCTATAAACATAGCGGCGCTACTGATTTTGCTGAAGATTACTTACGAACAGTAGTTAGCTTACAAAAAAGTTACAAAGCCTCAAAAGTTATCTTAGCTTGCGACCAAGGCTCATCAAGCTACCGCAAAGCAATTTATCCAGAATACAAGCAAAATCGTAAAGACAAATTTGAAACTCAGACTGAGGCTGAAAAAGCAGCTTTTCAGTTATTTTTTGAAGACTTTCAAGCAGCTTTAGCACATATTGCAGAAAATACGCAATACCCTGTTATCAAATTTCAAGGTGTTGAGGCAGACGACATAGCTGCGTACATTGTCAATAAAAAATCAAAATTACCGCTAGAAAATATTTGGCTTGTATCAAGTGATAAAGACTGGGATTTATTAGTTCAACCAAACGTATCAAGATTTAGTTATGTTACCAGAAAAGAAGTCACCATTGATAACTGGAATGACCACTATGATTTTGAACCCAAAGACTACATTAGTATTAAGTGTCTTACAGGCGATAGTGGTGATAATGTTGCTGGCGTGCCTGGTATTGGGCCTAAGCGAGCCATTGGACTTGTTAATAATTATGGGACTACTTACGATATTATTGCGAGTATTCCAATTAGTGGTAAATATAAATACATCGAAGCGCTGAACCAGTGCCGAGAACAACTAATGTTAAACTATCAACTAATGGATTTGGTCACATACTGTGAAGAAGCTATTGGTGTAGATAACTGTAAACAAATAGACGAAACCCTAGAACTATACTTAAAATGAGTAAATTTTTAAATATTAACCAAACCTACGACCACAATCGTGCTTGCGAAATCAAACAAATGCTGCCTTGTCTAGTAGAAGACAAACAATTTCTTCCAAAACGTGCTAACCCCACCGATGCTGGCGCAGATTTAATGAGTACGGAAGATTTGGAAATCTATCCTGGAGAACAAAAACTTGTTGGTACAGGAGTAGCGACAAAAATTCCAGAGGGCTACGCAGGCTTTATATTTAACAGAAGCAGTCAAGGAAAAAAGGGAATTACTATGCCTCATAGCGTAGGCGTCATTGATGCGGACTATCGTGGCGAAATCAAAATTCTCTTAAAAAATATTTCCGAAGACCCGTATAAAATTCAACGCGGCGATAGAATTGCTCAGCTGGTTCTTATGCCAGTTTTGCTGCCTGAATTTACGGATATTTGGAACGACACAGAACGCGGTACTGGCGGCTTCGGCAGTACTGGTACATAAAGGAAATCATGACATTCAGTACAAGAGCACAAGTAATAACACGTCGTACATATAATAGACCAATTTCAGACGACGGAAAACAATTTGAAACTTGGCAAGATACAGTTGCCCGAGTAGTAGATCACCAAGAATGGCTGTGGCAACGAGCCGTAGCCCGCGATCTCACAGACGAAGAATACGCAGAACTTTATGATCTTGAGCAGTTAATGCTAGATCGTAAAGTTTCAATGAGTGGTCGCACACTTTGGTTAGGTGGCACAAATGTAGCACAGACTCGCGAAGCATCACAATTTAATTGCAGTTTTACACAAGTTGAAACAGTCTATGACGTAGTAGATGTTCTATGGTTGCTGTTACAAGGTTGTGGAGTAGGATTTAAACCTATTGTTGGTACACTAAACGGATTCTCAAATCCCATTAAAAATATTCGTGTAGTACGCAGCGAACGCACTGCTAAAGGTGGTCGAGAAAGTAATAACGAAACTTGGGATTCACAAACCAAAACGTGGACTCTGCAAATTGGTGACTCAGCAGAAGCTTGGGCAAAGTCTATTGGTAAGCTGTTAGCAGGTAAATATCCAGCAGATACATTAGTGCTAGACTTCTCACAATTACGTCCTGCTGGCGAAAGGTTAAAAGGCTATGGTTGGATTTCTAGTGGTGATAGTGCGATTAGTAGCGCTTATGTTGCTATTGCCAATATTCTTAACGGTCGTGCTGATAGCTTACTTAGCCGGATGGATATTCTGGATATTGTTAATCATCTGGGCACTATATTATCTAGTCGTCGTAGCGCTGAGATCGCCCTCTTTGATTACGGACAACCAGAATGGGAAGAATTTGCAGTAGCTAAAAAAGATTGGTGGTTACATAATAACAGTCACCGTCAGCAATCAAATAATAGCCTAGTATTCAAAGAAAAGCCGCATCGTAGCGACCTAGAAAAGATTTTTCAACTAATGTTGGAGGCAGGTGGAAGTGAACCAGGTTTTATCAATGAAGTTGAGGCGTTACGCAGAGCCCCTTGGTTTAAGGGTGCCAATCCTTGTGTCGAGATCTTGCTTGGAAACAAAAGTTTCTGTAACCTTACGGAAACGGACATTGGCAAGTTCAAGGGCGACACCGCAGGGTTACACAAAGCCATTAGACTGGCGGCTAGAGCAAATTACAGACAGACTTGTGTTAACTTACAAGATGGTATCTTACAAGAATCCTGGCACCTCAACAATTACTTCTTGCGTCTTTGTGGAGTCGGTCTCACGGGGATCGCTAAGCGTCCTGATATGACTGGCTATGACTACGAATACCTAAAGCGTACTGCAACTGCTGCGGCTGTAGGTATGGCGGAAGAATTAGGGTTGCCAGCTCCTAAAAATATTACTTGTGTTAAGCCATCCGGTACCTTATCAAAGATCATGGATACTACAGAAGGTATTCATAAACCGTTAGGCAAATATATTTTCAACAATGTTCAGTTCTCCAAGCATGACCCTGTTGTTGATAAGCTTCGCGAAGCTAACTACAGGGTAATTAATCATCCAACTGATGATAGTGGTGTATTAGTAACTTTCCCAGTTTGTTGGGACGACGTTCCATTTCATAAGCACGAAGGAAAAGAAGTTAATTTAGATTCCGCAATTGAACAGCTAGAAAAGTATAAACTAATTCAAACCAGTTGGACACAGCAAAACACTAGTGTAACAATTAGCTATGGTACAGAAGAAGTGCCTGCTATTATTGACTGGTTACTTGAAAACTGGGATTGTTATGTAGGCGTTAGTTTCATCTATCGTACAGACCCTACTAAAACTGCCAAGGACTTAGGTTACTTATACCTTCCGCAAGAGGTAGTAACCGAAGAAGACCATAATGAGTATGTAAAATTACTCTTAGAAGTCAACTTAGAAAACACCAACAGCTTCGATGAAATTCTAGATGCTGAGTGTGCCACGGGCGCGTGCCCAATTAAATAACCCTTTATCTATATAAACATGAACGATATTAAATTTACTTTAACCGAACTTTCCGTTGACGAAATAAACGCTATTTTAGCTGGTTTGCAAGAGCTGCCTGCCAAAATTGCTAATCCTTTGACACAAAAGGTTCGTGAGCAAGCTGAAGCACAATTGCCCAAGCAAGATAGCGCTCCACAAGCTGCTACCATGCAATAAATTTTGCTGTAAAACAAAAAGCCCCTAAGTAGTAATACTTAGGGGCTTTTTTATTAGCCGTCTGAACTTGAAAGAAATACAGCTGCAAACTCCAGTGTTTTTGAATCACTGCGCTCACGCATGATTTGGTCGCGTTTTTGACGGCTCCAGCTAAAGCCACCATCACCGCCCCATAAGTCCCAAACTACTCTACCCTTACTTGGGAAACCTTCTTCGCCACTGTTAAAACCTGGGGCTTTTTTGTCTACCTCATGCCTGCTAAAAAATGAAAACATTCTTAGCACAGTTGTAGCCGTTAGTGGGTCTCTGTCTTTTAGCTGGTTAGCTCTGGCTAAGCCCACTAAAGTACCTCCAGGATAACCTTCGGCTCGCCACTTTAGGGCTCTTTTAGCGGCAGTAGCCATGCCTTCTGTTGGTGTATATGTCTCTGCCATAATTACCTTTAATTTCTATAAGCTATAATAATTTGTTTACACATTTTAGACCTGACAATGTCCTCGTCTAAGAATCTAACAATTTCAATACCAGGTAAGCCTGTTAACCTATTAACAGCATCAGTTAAACCTGATTCTGGAATATCAGTTTGATCTGGATCTCCTGAAAGAATTACTTTACAGTTTTTACCTATTCTGGATAGCAGCATTTTAAACTCGGCTTTAGTCATGTTTTGAACTTCGTCTACTAAGACTACTGCATTTTCAAAACTTGCACCTCGCATAAAACCCAGCGGTTTTGGTTCGATAGTTTTTGATTTAAGAGCGTATTCGTAGAAACCTGCGCCAAGCGTGCGTTTAAATACTTGGTCAAAAGGATCTAAGTAGGGCGCGTATTTCTCGTCTAGTTCTCCAGGTAAGAATCCTAGACCACGTCCCGTTTCTACATTAGGTCTTGTTAAAATAATTTTTTGAATTCGTCTATGAAATAACTCTCCTGCCGCATAGCTAGCGGCTACATATGTTTTTCCAGTACCTGCGGAGCCTATACCAAATATAATCTCATTATATTTAATTGCCTCTAAATACTCACCCTGTATATAATTTAAGGGTTTAACATCTTTAAATCCAAACTCAATCGGGTTTGATTCAGTTTGAGATCTACGAGCTTTTTTTCCTGATGAATTTGACATACCTGTACCTGGTTAGTTAATAAAACCAGGGCCTAAATAAACCCTGGGAGCTTATTTAAGTTACTTTTTTTCTGGAACTTTAGTGCCTTCTAGCTTTTTGTGCTGTTTAACTTCTTTACAGCTTTGTTTT